CTGAAATTTTATTTGGATTATTTACTTGATTATTTATTGGTTTTCTTTCTGAATTTTTTTTATTTTTATTTTGTGTTTTATTTTTTTTTGTATCTTCTAATATTTCTTGTAATATTTCTTGTAATATTTTTGATTTATTATTTTTACTAATAGTTGGAATACTGTTAGTAAATATTTTTTGTATTTTATTATATATATTTTTATGTATTTTTTTAGTATTTATAGATTCTGTATCCTTTTGTTCAGAAATATTGTTTGTTAATAATTTAACTTCTTGCTCTATAATTTTTTTTTTATGTTCATTTATCTCTTTTAGTTGATTGTAAAGTTTAATAATTTCTTGCTTAATTTTTTTACGATTATTATTCATAATAGTTATTATTTAATTAAATAATAGAAAAAATAAATAATATAATATAATTAAATATATATTATAAATTATTTTTATATAAAAATAAAAAAATGCGTAATATTTAAAAAAATATTACCTAAGATATGATATATAATATGTCAGAAACAAAAGTTAAAAGTGAATCAAAAAATAAGAAAAAAGTAAAAAGTAGTGATAAGTTAATTTCTAATGTAGAAAATAATTTAGAATCTGTTCAAGTACCTCCCCAAACTGTTGTAGAACCCGTTGTAGCACCTGTTGTAGCACCTGTTGTAGAACCTGTTGTAGAACCTGTTGTAGAACCTGTTGTAGAACCTGTTGTAGAACCAACTCTTAATGAATCAGTTGTTGAAGTTATAGAGGAATCAAATACTGAATTATTATTTAGTAAATTAATTAATCAATTTCAAGATATTCAATTAGTAATGAAAACATTGCATTCTAACTTGAAAGTTTTACAAAAAGAAGTACAAAAAGAAAGGAAAGATTTAAAAAAGAAAGAATCTAAAAATAAAAAGAAGAATTCTAAAAAGAGAAGTCCTTCCGGTTTTGCTAAACCATCTCTTATTAGTGATGAATTAGCATCATTTTTAAATCTACCAAGTGGTTCAGAAATTGCAAGAACAGATGTTACTTGTAAATTAATTGCATATATTAAAGAACATAATTTACAAAATCCAAATAAAAAGACAGAAATTTTAGTAGATGATATTTTAAATAAATTATTAGTTCCCGAACAAGGAGATATTATAACTTTTTTTAATTTGCAAAAATTTTTGAAAAAACATTACCTACCACCTGTAAATACAAATATTACAGTTGTTTAATGATTAATAAAATAAAAACACACTTCATAATCTTTTTATCTAAGAAGGTTATGAGAAATGTAAAATATTTTTCATCCAAAAATAGTTTTTTAAATTTGTGTCCAACACTGTTGTTTTTTAAAATTTACCAAAATTTTAAATCTAAGTTTCCTTACTATATTTTAATTAAAAAAATCAGTTATTTTTTTATTTATACTTATTTCATTTGGTCCATTAATGTTTAAATAATAATTCATTAAATGATCATTAATTTCCTTAAAGAATTTATCTTTTAAGGATGTTTTTTTAAGAAAACTAATTAAATCATTCATATTTGGCTTATTCATTTTAGTATTTTTATCAATATTATTAAAAATATCATCATCTATTGGATTTTTAAATAATGAACGTGCCTTTTCATAATTAAAATTATCAGGAATAATAAATTTTTTATTATTTTCTAATATATTTTCAATATTATCATATTTAGTTATTAATTTATATGCTGTTATTGGACCCATACCATATATTTTTGCAGTATAGTCACATCCACATAATATGCATAAATCTATAAATTTATCATTCGTAAGATTAAGATTATCTAAAATTCCATATAAACAATATTCTTCTATTGTATTTTTATCTGCATTGAAATTTCTTAAAAATAATTGACCTCCATTCGGTAATACATCTGTATCTTCTGATATACATCCATTGATTATATTTTTTTTACATAGCATCGCTAATAAAGCTTCTGCTTCACATGGTGCATGTATATATTTTATTCCAAATAAATCAAATAAATTTTTAGAAGATTCAATATGATAAGATGTTACATATATTATTTTTTTTATTAATTTTTCACAATCTTTTTCTAAGGTTTCTTTATCTTTTTCATATAATTCTTTTATTTCATCATCATTCATTGTAAAATCACTATTTGTATTATTTATATATTGAATAATTGATTCTTTAAAATTTTTTAATTCAGATCTGTCAAAATCCACACATTTTTCAATAATATTTTTCTTAATCGTCATAAAATCTTTTTTTTCTTTCCGATTTTGTAATATATCATTTTTTTCTTTTGGAGGTTTTCCATCAAATATAAAAAGTGGTGTTATATGATTCTTTAATAAACGTAATATCAATCGAGTTAATCCTTCTAAATGATCATCATTACTATATAAATATTTATATAAAAATATAGATATATCTATACCTAATATCATTCCTCTATAACTATCTAATTTGCGTATATTTATAGCTGTTTTACATTTTTGGTTTAATATTACTTTTAAATTTTTAATACCCATAAAAATTATATAATACCTATTATATATAATATTTATTTATATATAAATTAAATCAATTTTTTATTTTTATTTAATATATTTATATAGTAAAATGATTTTGTTAAAAAAGTTTAATTTATATTATTTATAATGTAAAATAGTTTGTAAAATTTTTATATTCTAATGGTGTAATATTAGCAAAATTGATTAAATTTTTATCTTTATATTTTTTATCTAAAATAGTATATAAATCAAGATAATATTTTTCATCTTTTTTTCTATTTTTAATAATATAATGAAATATATTATTATTATTCGTATCTACTAAATTATTAGGATTTATATCCATTATATCTAGATATTTAATAATATTATTATAATCTTTTTTATAATCAATATTTTTAACTAAAAATAAAAATTTATATTGCATATCATAATTTTTAACTTTATCAATATCCGTTTCTTTTGTTTTTTTTTCCAATATATCAAGATCCTTTAATATTTTTTTTTTATTTATAAATTCATTTTTAGAACATAAATAACATGTAGTCATTCTTATTAAATTATATTTTTTAGCTAGATAATCTATTGAATAGTGTAAATGTACTAAATCATCTCCTACTATTATAGAATTAGGATATTCTTCAAAAATTTCATTTATAAAATCAATTAAATGTACATCATCTTTAATAAAATCAATATAAAAAAAATCAATCTCAATATTATTTGTTTTTAACCATTTTATTGCTAAATAATTATCATTTTTAATGGAATATAAATTTTTATGATCACTAAGATTTGAATGAAATGTTTCAAAACGAATAAATTTATAAAAAAAATGTATATCTTCTGGTGTTAATTTTTTTGTTATATAGTCAGATAAAAATAAGTTATCAAATCTATCAAAACAATAATAATTTGTATTTTTATTCTTATTTGAAATATATCGTGTTGATTTACCTAAATATATTCCTAGTTCAGCTATATTTTTTATATTATAATTTTCAAAAACATAATCTATTGCTAATTGATTACGAATTCCAAACCAACCAAAATTATTTTTAGGTATATGTATAGTCATCCATTCCTCAATATTATTTACAAAATTATCTTTATAGAGTCTATTATCATGTAAACCGGTAAAATCATTATTATTTAATATATTTATATTAAAATTATTATCTGTTATAAGAGCTCCTAAATTATAATAAATTCTATTGTAAATATCATTTAATAAAAGTATCTTATCTAATAAAATATTTGAAAATCCATTTAATTGTTCTATTAGAATAGGTGTTAAATATATGTTTTCTTCATATATAATTGGATACACTGGAATAGAATCTATTTCGTAAATCTTATTATTTTTATTAAATATTATGATAATTATATCTGGTTTTTTGCTATATAATTTTAAAATTTTATTATTTATATTTATTTTTTCATTATATTTTATTTTAACTGTTACAATTTTCTTCTTTTTTTCATATAATTTAATAACATTTTCTGATTCTAATTTTTTATTTTTATTTATACTTACAATTTTTAAAATATTATTTTGAATTAAATCTTCTATTGATTTTATCATTATAATATATAATATATTAAAAATTAATTTGGTAAATTTTTTTCGTTAATAATAATATATTAATGAAAAATAAAAAAGGTGGAAATAATAATAATAATAATAGTAAAAATAAAAAAACAATTTTTACAAGTAATATAATATGTTTAGTAGATAATATAAATTTATTAAAAAATAATATTAATTTTCCAAAATTTACATATAATGGTTCGGATGGATTTAAAACAATTTCTTTTATATTAAATTATGGTGAAAGTATTCGTGCAGATGGAGGCGCAATGAATTATATGTCATCAAATATAACAATTCAAACTCAAGCAGGTTCTATTTTTAATGGTATTGGTAGATTCTTTTCAGGTTCAACCATCTTTTACAATATTTTTAGTAATAATACAAATATAAGTTCCGAAATAATGTTTTCGCAACCAAATATTGGAAGTATTGGATGTTTTTATATTCCAGCTGGTAAGTGTTTTGATTTTGTAAGTAATACGTATATATGTTCAACGCCTAATTTAGATATTAGTACAGATTTGAAACTCGGAGGATTATTAACAGGTTATGGTATAACATTTGTAAAAGTAACAGCAAAAGAAACATCTGGATTAGTTTGGATTTCATCTTTTGGTAATGTAATAGACAAAGTTATTGAAACGAATCAATCAATTATGATTGATAATGATATTATATTAGGTTTTGATTCTGATATTTCAATTCATACACGTTCTGTTGGAGGATTAAAAAGTTTTTTATTTAGTAATGAATGTTTAGTTTCAGAAATAACAAATAATGGCAATAATCCAATCCATATATATTTACAAAGCAAAAGTGAAAAATCTTTTAAAAATTATATTATTCCAAAAAGATAATTATGGTATTATTTCATATAAACATAATCTTAAACTATTATTTTTATCTTTTATTTTATTGATATAATGAAAAGAATGAATATTATTCATAATTAAATGAATAATTTCAATAATTCCATTCTCATCATTTATTTTATAATTACTACAATATTTATTTAATATATTCGCAAATAAAATATGATTAGATAATAGTATATTTTTAAGTATATAATAAGATAAAACATTTGTTTTTTGTGGAAAATAATTTGTACATTCATTCTTTTTTTTTAATATGTTATTTAAATGATCAATATTATAATAATTTATTATTTTATTACATATATAAATAGAATATTTCATTTCATTTTGAAACATGATATCTAATTCTTCTTTTTTCATTTTATTTATAATATGTATATAAAATATATGAATAATAGTAGCAAATGATTCTGTAAAAGCTTCATTTAATAAGATTTTATAATTACTACAAAATAAATCATTCAATTTATCTGTTTTATTTGAAAAAATAATTTTTGAATCAATCAAATTTGAATGTATTAATTCATGAATAAGTACTTTTAAAACTTCTTCTTTTCTATATAATATAATATCTCCATTTTTATTCTTACTATCTAATTCTAATGTTGTTAATCCACTATTTACTTCATTTGGTCCTAAGACAATATTTTTAGATGGAAATTTCTTCTTTTCATTGGTTTCAAAATATATGATATGTTGATGATAATCTGATTTATCAAATATTTCTTTTAATAATATTATAATTTGAAACATATGAATAATTATTTTTGAAACTTTATTCATACTTTTATCACAAAAATAAATAATATTATTATTTTTATATATACATTCATATCCATACTTTAATGTATTAAATATTTTGTTTTTAATATTTTCTGATGTAAATTGATTATTTTTAAAATAATATTCAATATTCTTATTTAATATTTTTATATCAATATCTTTGTTTTCTATTTTTATAATCTTTTTTTTAATATTATCATAAAGATTCATAAAATACTTATTTTTTCTAATATTTACTATTTTACTTATATCAATATTATGTTTATTTAATAAATCAATAATTTTATATGTATCCGTGTGTAACATATTATAACTTCAGATAAAAATATATTAGAATTGTATTTTTAAAGTTCAAACCAATGATGTAAAAAACTTTTTATATTTGGTCTAAAATCTGTATAATCATAATTCCAAAATTTTGTTTCGTCATAATGAATATATTTAAAAATTATATTATCTATTGTATAATCATAACTTATACCAGATATAATTAAAATTTTATTTTCACCATTATATTTTTTAATTATATTTGATAATTCTAATAGTTTATTTTCATCTATTTTATATTTTCGTGTAATAATGATAAATAAGTTTTTATTTTTATTTATTATATCTTGATATAATCTATTAAATCTATTCTTATATTTAGAAATTATTTCTATTCTTGTTCCATATTCATGAGGAAACCATAAATCATTATTTTTATTTACATTATTTTTTAAATCATTATTTTCAAAACAATTTCCAAACATATTGTTTAATAAATTATCTATAAAAATATTTATATTTTCGGCATTTAATAATTTAATTAAATTTTCAATAATCCAATTCATATTTGAATCATCTAAATTAGACGATGAACTTGAAAACCAATCATATGGATATGCACATTTTCTTAAATTTAATTCTTTTAGTATTATAGCACCTATACAATGATCACCTAATGGTATTATATTATCATATAATAACATAATATGTATATATCATTTATTTATATATAAATTTTTAAATATAATCCTAAAAACTTTATAGTCTAATTTAATTCATCATTTAGAAATAGTTCATTTATATCACAATTATATGCTATGTGATAATCATTATTCATTATAATATTTTCATTATATTCTTCTATATTTTTTATATCCTCAAAATTTTCTGGTAATATTAATTTATATATTACGTATAAATTACCATAGCATTTTTCATTATTATCATTATTATAAGGTAAACCTTTATTTATTATTTTTTGAATAAAATAATTATTTTTATTCATTTTTTCAGATTTAACTTTTATAATTTTTTCATGAGGAAGTTTAATTTCATATATAAAAGAATGATATATTTGATTCAAATAAATTTCTTTATTTGTTAAAACATCATAATCATTCATTCTTCTAAAATTATCATTTTTTTTATTAAATATATTAATAATAACATTCCCTTTTTCTTTATAATTTTTAATTTCATCTCCTTCCCCTTCTAAAAAAATTTCTTTATCATATATTGGAATTTCTATTTTTTTCTTTTTTTCAATATATTTTCCATCTTTTTTTCTTAATCGTGATATACATATTTTTTTCAATTTTTCATTATAAATATCTGATAATGTAACTGTAATATCATAAATTTTATCATTTGGTTTATCATATATAATTTTATTTTTTTTGATAGTATCTTTCGGATGAAAAAGTGAATCAAATAAATTGCCCATATGTGGATTTTCATCATCTATTTTTTCATTAAAATGAAATACTTCTGTTGGAAAAGTATGAACTCTTACATGAACATTACCAAAAGGAAAAGATTTTTCCGGTGCTCCAGATATATTACTAAAAATTTCACTAATATTAATATTATTATCATACTTCATATTCATAAATGAATTCATATGCTGTTTAAATATACCATTAAAAACAGAAAATGGATCTTCTCCAATATTACTTTCATCTACAAAACCCATCATATCATATTGATTTCTTTTTTCTTTATTATTCAAAATACTATATGCTTCTGCAATTTCTTTGAATTTCTCTATACATGTTTCATCTCCTGGATTTTTATCAGGATGATATTGTAAAGCTAATTTTTTATAAGATTTTTTAATATCATCTTCAGAAGCATTTCTATCAACACCTAAAATTGAATAGTAATTTTTACTTTCCATTTTATTATCTATAATTATAATATTATTTTTAAATATATTTTATACGAATAAAATATATACATTTTATTTTGTGATAACCATATATTAAAAATATAAAGATTACTATTTAATTGCGCGCCTCACTGCAAAAGTTCTATAATAGATATTATATAATATTCTAAATGCAGACATTCTTTATTACCTTTTTTTAAATTGTTATCACATTTAATTGTTAATTCTAAAAATTTAAATAGAAAAATATTATCATTTTTATGCATTTCCGATATATAATGAAATATAAAAATTAATAATTCTTCCATTGGTACTAAATTAATATACATATCATTAATAATTTCTCTTATTTTTTGTAAATGTACAAAAGATATTTTTTTTTGATTAATATAATTAATTATTTCAAAAAATTTATCATAATATAAAAATTCAAAATTTTTATTTGTTGCTAAATAATAATGAATATAACCAAAAATTTTTTTTAAATTATAATGATAATTTACTTTATTACTTTCATTTATTATCTTATTTATTTGATCATCATCTTTTAAATATTTTTTTAAACATACTTTTATTTCTTCAAAAGTTGGTAATTTAACTTTTATTATTAAACATCTACTAATAAGTGGTTCTACAAAACTTGATAAATTAGAAACTTCAAATATAAATCGTGACGTATACGAATTTTTTTCAATAATTCTTCTTAATGCTAATTGTGATAATCTTAATAATTTATCAGCATTTTTAACTAATATTACTTTCGGAATATCTAAACCAATATTTTTCGTTTCACAATATGGTTTTAAAAATGATGAAATGAAGAATCTTTCATTGCTACTTAAATTTATTGGATCTATTTCAATATGATATATACTTGCTTTGTAAATTATTATTTTTTTATCTTCTTCAAAAAAAATATTTTTTAAATCAAATACTTTTTTATCAAAAATAGTTGATAATAATGCATATATTTTTGTAGTCTTTCCTGATGTTGGAACTCCATAAAATAACAAATGATTTAATTCATCTATTTTAATATTTTTAAATTTTTCTAAAATATCTAATTTAAAATCTAATTCATCTAAATTTGGTTTATCTTCAATAAATGATATATTCATTTTATATTTATATATGTTTATATTTAAATATCAATTATTAATATAATTTTTGATAAAAATTTATCTTTATATTTTGAATCATTTAATTTATTAATATAATCTTGATTTTTAAGAAATTGTTCCAAATCATTTATATAATTCTCATATACATTAACTTTTAAATAATGTTTTTCAATATTATTTAAAATTGTATTTTTTATATATGTTCCATTGTTATCATCATTATTCATATGACCATTTAACCAATATTGAAATTTTTTTTTAATATGTCTTATTGGATAATATTCTTTTGGAACATCATCTATGTATATTTTTTTAAACATTTTAATATCACCCTCTATATTTGTACTATCTAAACATGACTTTATAAAATTAAAATCTAATTCAATAATTTCTTCTTTTAATTCTTTATAATTCAAATTATATTTTTTTACTAATTTATTTGATGATGTATCTTTTGTTGTTTTTTTAGATACATCTTTAGATACATCTTTAGATACATCTTTAGATACATCTTTAGATACATCTTTAGATACATCTTTAGATACATCTTTAGATACATCTTTAGATACATCTTTAGATACATCTTTATATACATCTTTAGATACATCTTTAGATAGATCTTTAGATACATCTTTAGATACATCTTTAGATAGATCTTTAGATAGATCTTTAGATACATCTTTAGATACATCTTTA